TTAAAACATATAAAATATCAAGGTTTATTAAAAGATATATATAATAAATTATTTAAAGTATATAAAAATTATTTATATAGAAATAATTTTTTAAAAAATACTATTAATAAGCACAAACTCTTATTTTTATATATTAAGGATAAAATTTTACCAATAACGATATCATTTATTGATATGAATACTGGTAATTCTAATTATGGATTTATAAGAAAATTATCTTATATAAAAAATAATAATGAGAAATTAATAATAAATAATGAATTAAATATACGATTTTTACAATTTACGAAATTGTTTAGTTTTAGACCTATATTTCTAGTATCGACTGCTATCGATAATTATGAATATTATATTGATCTTCCTTATTCTATTAAATCATCATTATATGCAAATATAATGACCAAATTAATAAATATTATGAAATCATATATAGAACTTTATAACAAAACAGAAATAAAAAATAATGAATTAGATAATATATTATTTACTGAAATTGATAATTTATCTTCGGAATCAGAATCAATAGACGAACATTTATTAAATAATTGTAATATAATAAATGATTTAAATATACTTGATTCTTATGAAGATGAAATATTCAAATAAATTTAATTTGAATATAATATATGAGCAATGCCTTTTTCTATTAATAAAAAATTATATGATTTAGAAAAAATAATTAAATTGATTTCGTCATTTGCAGTTAATGAATCATAAAATGTTTCATCAATTTCTAATAATAAAGTACCTATTTTTATATGTGAAAAATTACAAAACCCACTTGGTTGATATTTATCAGGATGTAAAGAAAATGAATATAATCCTAATCCTAATGGTATATCACCATTATGATATTGATATGGTTGTAAATAATTAAAATATTTATAATTTTTTTTTATAACTTTATCATATCCATTTAATTTTATATTAGCTGATTTATATGGACAATAATAAATAGTCTCATTATTTATTTTTTTTGAAAAATAATAATAATGGTTATTATTTGCATCGATATCTGACTTTTTTTTAAGATAAAAATAAAATTCTTTACATGGATTTGATAAAGGTAATTTAATTTCAACTGATGCTTCTTTTATATTATTAAATTTAAATTGTTTAGATTGTTCAATTAAATAAAATAGATTTCCTGTACAAAATCTCTCTCTCTCATCATTATCTAAATAAATAAATTCAGTTAATAAAGATATATTTGTAATATTTATTTTAGATGATAATGGTAATGTATATTCCGTTTTAATAATTTTATTTAAATCAGCTAATTTTAGTACTACTCTCACATCATGATAATTTAATGCGACTAACGGTATTGAATTAAAATAATTTTTTGTAAAATTTAAATCAAGTGGTATTATTAATTTATATGATGGTTTTTCTTGTTTATTATAATTAGTTAAAATAGATATATTACCAATTAATTTATTAAACATATCATTATTAAATTTATTTCTTTTTAATAGATATTGTAAATATAGATGTTCCCCAGATATTGATTCTAGTTCTTTATCTCCAATTTCGATTGTTAATTTATCAATCATAAAAAAAGCAAAATATTCAATCCATTTAAATTTATATTTGTTATCAGCTTCTCTTAATTTATATTTATTATTTTCTTGTTTTTTATTTAAAATATATTCATATGTACTTGTTATTTGTAAATAAGCTTTACTAAAACTAGTTTTAAAAATTACCAATCTTGCTGAATCTGTGATTGATGAGTTTTGTATTAATATATCTTTTACTATTTGATCTAAATTTGCTTTATTTGCAATTATTTTATATTCATCTTGTAAAGCACTTATTGCATTATTATAATTAGTTAATTTACTAGTAATTTTATTTGTAAAATAATCAGTAACTTTATCATAAATACTGGTAAATGTTGTATTAGTTATATCTAATAATGGAAAAATTTGTCTGTATATATCTAATTGTATATCTGCATAAATTTTAAAATTTGCTAATTCTGTTGTAAAAGTATTAACATTTGTAGTATATGTATTTAATAAAGTACTATCAATTGCTTTTGGTAAAGATACTTTCGGTATATCAATTTCTAAATATATTTTTGAAACTAAATCTCCAATTTTATCAATATTACATACCATAGTTTCACCAAATTCCATATTTCCTTCAAAATCTAATTTTAATGTTTCTGTTCCAAAATTTGTATATTTTCTAAATACTTTTTTAAAATATGTAATATGGGGTTCTGATGTTAATATAATATCCTTTGCTCCATTAGATATCAGTTGGATCAATGAACCTTTCATTTAATATATAATGATATTAATTTTTTTTTTAACTAATAAAAAATCTAATTTATTTATATATGAATACAAAAAATTTAATTAAGTATATTACATTTGCTGTTGTTACTTTTATTATATTAAGATATATACCAAAATATAAACTAGAAACAAATGAAACAATATCATTAACTTGTTTAATATGTTCATTAATGGTTATAATAGATACCGTATCACCATGTATTATGGTAGATAAAAGTAAATGTATCAAGCCACCAACTTTGTTAAATAAATCAAAATCTAACACAAAAACTAAATCTAAAAAATAATTAATTAAGTAGAATTAATTATTTTTTATAATATTCTGATTTATTTTCTGAAGTATAAAATTCCCAGTGTAAATGATTACATATTTTTTTCCAAATTGCATCTTGTTCTTTTAGATTTTCTGGAGATTTTAATAAAGGAAAATATGGTAAAAATTGATCTAATTCTAATAATTCACAAAATTTATGTAAAACATAAGAATAATTTAAAAAATTTTTTCTTTTTTTTGTTTTATACATTTGAAATGGTTTCTGTATCATTGTAAACATCTTTATTAATTTTTCTTCAGTATCACGACTGATATTTGGTGGAGGTAAACCGTTGATTTTTGAAATTATATGGGGGATATGTTCATACATACTATTATAACCTGTTTTTCTTAATATTGCTCTCATTTTATCTGGTTTTAATTCAGCTAAATTATGAATTCTATTTTTTTGTAATTCTTCTAATACTTTTTCATATACTTCAACCGGTATATCTGTATTTTCTCTTCCTTGAAATTGTGATAACCATTCCCTAAAATGATTAATTCTCTTGTAAGCATATGCAGAATTATCTGGTATCGGATCTTTATAATTAGGTTTATCGGAATCTAATAATACAACTTCTGAATAACCACATTTTATACATGTAAAATTACCATCAGAAATATGTAATGTTAATTCAATATTTTTACATATTGGACAATTTTTAATTTTTGGTTTTCTTTTTTGTTTTTTAAACGTTTTCCCTTCTGTTGTTCTTAAATAATTATTTAATAACGAAGACCTTGAATTGTTTATATTAGTTAAATTTTTATTTTCTGTTTTCTTTGTAGAATTAAAAATTTCTATAATTGACTTTTTTTCCTTTTTTTCATGATTATTTTCTTGATTATTTAATAATTCATAATAAGGAATTAAATAACTATGTGCTGTATTATGATAATAATTCATTTCTTCAATATTATTTTCAATATTATATATTTCTTTCTCAATTTCTTCTTTTGTCTCTCTAAATTCTGCCCTTTTTTTTATTTCACTTAAAACAAAATTATCTTTATCATCTAATTCTTTTAATTTCTTAAGAATACTATTTAATCTTTTTTTTAGTTTAGGTAATAAATTTTTTTTTTTTTTAAAATATTTTACTTTTTCTTGATGCTTAGAATCAACTGTTGCTGTTATTCTGATACTATCTTGTTTTTTTTTCTTTTCTTTATTCTTAAACATAGATATAGATCTATATATTGTATTATCTTTAAATATCAATATATAAATATTAAAATATAAATATAAAAAAAAACATATATAGCACAAGAAAAAATAAATTATAAGTTTGTTAAATTTTTTTTTTCTATATATATTATATATACAATGGCTGGTGGCGGTTTAATGCAACTCGTAGCCTATGGCGCACAAGATGTTTACCTTAGTGGTAATCCACAAATTACTTTCTTTAAAGCAGTATACAAAAGACACACTAATTTCTCATGTGAAGCAATTACACAAACTTTCTCTGGTTCTCCAGATTTCGGAAGACGTGTAACTTGCCCAATTACTAGAAATGGTGATCTTATTACTAAAATGTACTTGGTATGTAAAGTTTCAGGTACTGCAAATGGAACCAACAAATGGGGCTGGGCTCCACAACTTGGTCATGCTGTTATCGATAATGTAGAATTAGAAGTCGGTGGTTCAAGAATCGACAAACAATACGGTGACTGGATGAATATCTGGCACTCCCTTGCTAGAAATCAAAATCATGATTCTGGTTATGCTGCTATGGTTGGTGATACTTCTGGTATGACTAGTTTAGCAACTACTCATGCTGATTATGAAATGTATGTTCCTCTTCAATTCTTTTGTTGCAGAAACAATGGTCTTGCTCTTCCTCTTATCTCTCTTCAATACCACGATGTTCGTGTTAATTTTGAATTCTCTGCTGCTTCAGCATGTGTTCAATATGAAGGTTCAGCAGCACCTGCTGTTTCTATGGCATCATGTGAATTATTAGTTGACTTCGTTTTCCTTGATTCCGAAGAAAGAAAAAGATTCGCACAATCTTCCCATGAATATTTAATCGAACAAGTTCAATTCACTGGATCTGAATCTGTTTCATCATCATCTGTTAAGGCTAGACTTAACTTCAATCATCCATGCAAAGCTCTATTCTGGGGTGTTAAAGCAAATAAATGGATGGGAACTAAAATGCTTGCTTGGTCAGCAAACTCTGCTGAATTAGCAGAAAAGAATACTATCCTCGCTCTTGCACACACTGCAGCTGGTACAGCTACTGTCGGTGGTGTCGCATATGAAGTTGTTAAAGTTAACGGTGCACATGCACAAGTTGATAGTGCTGCTAAATTCGCAGCTCTTGATACTTCTGATTATGTTGTAGCTGGACCTACTTTACCAATGAGTGAAATCTCTAAAGGCGCTGCATCTCTTGTTACATTTGTTGGCGGCGGCGCTGCACAAGGTGGTGTTACTGTTAACTTACACAATAACTATGGTTCTAATCTTGATGGTTCTGGAAATCCATGCACAACTGGTCTTCTTCAACTTAATGGTCATGATCGTTTCGCTGAAAGAGATGGTATGTACTTTAATCAAGTTCAACCATACCAACACTTCAGTAATACCCCATCTGACGGTATTAACTGTTATTCATTCGCACTTTCACCAGAAGAACATCAACCATCTGGATCATGCAATTTCTCAAGAATCGATAATGCTCAATTAGTTTTAGGTGTTGATTCAGTTGCATCTGCAGGTGCTAAACTTAATGTTTATGCTGTTAACTACAATGTACTCCGCGTTATGTCTGGTATGGGTGGTCTTGCATACTCTAACTAATTTTAATACTAAAATATAATAAATAATTAAAAGTTAATTTATTAACTTTTAATTTCTTTTATCTAAATGTCTTATTCAATCAATCTTATTATTTATAAAAATTTATAAGCATTAAATCTTTCATTTGGATTATGTTCACTATCAAATACTGAATAGCCTCTTTTAAAAAAAAAATCTTTAGGAATAACTAAATGACTAAAAACACCTCCGAAATGGTGTTTGTCTGTCTTTTTTGTTCTTGTCTTGTACCTTATATTACCAATAAATAATCCTTTTTTTGTAACTCTTTCTAAATTATTAATAGTTATTTCTAAATCATCAAAATTATTTAAATATTCTACCATATTGTTACATAAACTATAATCAAAATATCTATCTTTAAAAATTATATCAATAGAACTAAAATTTAAGACTATATTACCAAGTATATTAATATGTTTATTAACTAAATTTCTTGATAAATCAACTCCTATATATTTAAAAGAATTTAAATACTGGGCTAAATAACCACTACCACAACCCATTTCTAATATCAACAGACTGAGATCCACCTACTTGTATTCTCTTAGTTGGTAGTTCTTTGTTCTTTGTTCTCTATAAAACTCATATATCCCTTTTCATGTAATTCAGCCCATCGTTTTCTTAATTTTGTTTTATCTTGTTCTGTTATATTAACTTCAAAATTATCTATCCATAAAAATCCATTATCTGTTTTATGTATACCTGAATACGGCCATCTAATTTCAGATTCAGCATATTCTCCACCGTTCCAATGACTTAATAATGATACAGCATTTAAAGGACACGGTACTTCCATATCATCATATAATGCTACACCTAATTGACCATCATCATCAACAATACCACCCTTATATTCTATTTTATTTCCCCAATGTTGAAAAGGATATTTTAATTCACTAGATTTCGTCATATAAGCATAATTATCTTCTTCATTCACTTGATAGCGATGAATATCAGTATGTATAAAGTATTCACCAATTGAATGTTTTGTATAACATGTTAGTTTATCACCTTTTTCATTTACATCAAATATGTAACAATCTGACCATCCTTTCGCTTTAAAAGTCTCTATTAATTTTCTTTTTAATTCTTCCCATTCTGAATCATCATCTACTCTAATCATAATGTCAATGTCAGTATCAGTACCAATAGGACTAAATGAATAATTTGATAAATCAAAATTTTGTCTATAACGTAATATACCAATTAAAGTCCCTTCAGTAGGCCACCATTCTTTTTTTGTAGAATTCATAATTTCAAATACAGTTATTGCACTTTTATCAAATAATTTTTTTATTTTTTCAGGTGACTTATCTGTTAATAGATCCGGTATTGTAACAGTAATTTTCATTATATATTATATAATGAAAATTTTTAATAACTAACATATACACCTTTCCTTGCACTAGGTCTTGTACTATCAAATTGACCATCTAAATATACTAATGAACTTTTCCATTCTAAATCTATTTTTAATTCATCTATTTCCTCCTCTAAAAATGATATCTTCTTCTCATAATCATCCTTCATTTGATTATATTGGTCTCTTAAATCATTTACTAATTCTAAATATTCCCCCTCATTTTGTATTGACATATAACATCCAAATTATTTAATTATTTAATTTTTTACTAAAATATAAAATTTTAATTATCTTATTCGGTATATATTCAATATTAAATACTTTTAAATCTACATTTTTCTTTGGTAAAAATATTCTTATATATGGATTTATCTTTTTTTTTAATCTTCTTATACTCTTATAACATAAAAGTACCTGGTCTGAATCTTTTAATACAAACATTATTACATGATCTATATCTGTATTAGTATGTGCTGTAAATGTATCCTTAATTATACTGTGCCTATTATAATATTTACCAAATATTCTTACTACATCTAACGATGAATTGATTCTTGGTGCGTAATCTGGCCTTACTATTAATTTGTGAAAATTCCACATCCCTAATATTTCATCATATTTAATGCAACAATCTAATTCTAAATCAGCCCTACAACAAAAACCGGTTTTTATTACTGATAATGCTTCTTTTATTAATAATTGTACATTGGGCATGTATTAATATATATTAGATAAAAAAATAATAATAACAACAGATAAATACATTCAGGTAAATTATTTTGTAAATATATCGGTAAATAAAAAAAATTACTTTCAAAAACAAATACATAAAAATCTAAAATAATCGCAATTAATGGTAAAAAAAACGCCGTTAATAAACCTAAAACCATTGCAAATATTAAATTATTAGTAAAGTTATTAAAAATAAATAATAGTGATAAAATAAATAATATTTCCATATTATTTATTTTATAATTTTCACTTTAAATTAATACAATTAATTTATCAATAATTGATAATATATTATTATCATTATTATATGTTTCTTTTAATTTAAGTAATCCCTTTTTTATATTTTTAAAATGACTTTTTAAAATATCTAATTTTATTTTTGGAATACAATGTTTATAATTAACTATTAATGTTCTATCTATTAATAATTTTATTTCTTTTATAAAATATTCTAAATCATTGAAACTCGAATCTCTTCCTAAACCAACTATATATCTATAAGTTGATGTTGTCCAAGATCCAAAATAATTTGAATGAATCAGAATATTAAATTTATCATCAAAATAAAATTTTTGATTCTGTTGTAAATTCTTTATTTTAATAAGATTACTTATTACAGTATCATATTCATATGATACACATTGTTTAAAATTATTATAAAATTCATCTGTCGTTTCAGAATTAAATAATTGTCTTATTTGAGGAGTTATAACATAATTAAAATAATTATATTCACGATCATCTATAATATCATTACGAACAGATCTTATCATAATATATATTGAAATAGATATTTATTAAATATTTTTTTTGTTATATTTATTTTAAAAGATATATCTTCGTCTTTACATAAAAATATTTGAATACTATTATGATTATATTGTAACTCAAAAACATTTTCATTACAAAATTCAATAAAATAAAAAGAGGGAGTTATACATTTAATACTTAGATTTTCATCTAAAACAATAAATTTGTGTAACCTTTTTTTTTCATAATTATGATAAATACAAACGACATAATTATTATCTATATTTATAAAATTAGTACAAATTTTAAATGGGTGAAGACAATAATTAGTATATTTTTTATAGATTTTTAATTGACCGTTATAAATATTCATATCTAAAATTTTCATGGGATTTAAATTATTAATTATATAAAATTTATTATTATAATTTAATATACTTTGACATACTTTATTAAAACTTATATTTGTTCTTTCTACAGTTAAAGATAGCTCTTTAACTAATGATTTCCTATAATATTTAATATTGTCAAGCATATTAAAATAATATTCATTTGGTATATTATTTTGTATAATACCTAAATTTAATTCTTTACTAGCATCTTTATTTATATAATAATAAATAATACCTTTTAGATATAAAAATTTATATCGATATATATCCTCCTCTACAAATAATAAATCATTGTCTGGATATTTTATTTTTGATCCAATTTCACAAAATATATCAGATATTGCATATTTACCCTTCTTTTGATAATATTCTGCTAATAAATATAAGGGCTCTGATCTCGTTGGTTTCTCCTGATATGCTTTTAAACACCACATAACCATTTCTTTTTCTAAATCTAAATATGAATAACATTTACCTATCATATATATACTAAACCACTTTTCTTCATGAAAATAATCTAAGTCTGCTCTTTTCTTATAAAATTCAATTGCTTTTTCAAATTGTTTACTATTCCGATATGATTCAGCTAAATAAAAAATATTTCGAGGATTTGTTGGATTTTTATTTATAGAATATGTTAATAATTTTATATCTCTTTCAAATTTAACATGTCTACAACCACCATCTCCATGATCATTTATCCAAATATTTTTAAATCTAGCTATCTTTGGATTTTTTTTATCATATTCATAATATTCATGAGTTACTCCAACTGAACTAATATTCATATCAGCTTTTAAAAATCTTATTAAATAATATTTTAATATACCTGTTTTTAATTGAATATTTATTTCATCATAACTTTTTAATTGTTCTTTAAAAAATGTTTCATCATAATCAATTACATGATCTGCATCCATAAAAAATAAATAATCTGCTTTATTTTTTGCTAATTTTAAAGCATGTGTTCTATTAAATCCAAAATTTACAAATTCTTTTTCATGTAATTCACCTGGTATTTTTTTCTCTTCAAAATATTTTCTAATTATCTCTTTAGTATTATCGGTAGAACCAGTATCTACTATTACCCAATAATCTAATAATTTATAACATGAATCTAATAACCTTTTTATTATTTTACCCTCATTTTTTACTATCATATTTAAACATACTGTTGTCATTATACTTATCATTAATGTATTTAATTTTAAATCTATTTAAAATGTTTAAAGATAAAATATTATTATTAATTATATTTATGTCGAACCCAACGAAAATAGACCATTTAACCGAAGATGATCCTATCTCCGGTCAAAAATTTGTATTAGTTTCAATAATCACACCCGAATTAATTCAAAATTGTTCAGTTAGAGGAATTAAGGTAAGAGGTGTTTATGGTACTGAACAGGAAGCTAGAATTAAAGCTTCAGAATTACAAAAAAGAGATACATTACATAATATTTATGTAGCCCCTGTTGGTAAATGGTTACCATGGGAAGATGATCCTAATAAAGCACATGATGAGGAATATGCAGAAGGCGAACTAAATAGGATTATGAAAGGTTTAAAAGAAAATCAAGCTAAATCGAAAATGTTACATGAACAACGAAAAAATGATTTAATTGAAAAAACGTTAAAAGAACAAGAAAAAAGAAAGAAAAAACTTGATAAAAAATCAGATTTATCAAATGATGATGATTTAGTAAATAATAAATCATCAAATGATACAAAAGGTCAAGTCGAATTAGAATCTGTAGATATTAATGAAATGGAATCTGTCAATAAAAAATACGACTCTTTGCAAGTAGAATCTGAAATTTCAGATTTAAAAAGTGAATTAGAAAAAACAAAAAAGGAATTAGAACAAGAAGATCAAAATATAGAAAAAGATAAAACCATTATGAAAGATAAAACTACTAATTTAGATAAAATTAATTCTGAATTAGTAGAAGCTACACAATTATATGAACAATTAGCAAGTCAATAAATTAATTAAATAATTAAATAAATAAATCATAAATTAAATCTTATTTTATGATATATGGATCGTATTATATCCATTTGTGGTATTTTATGTATAGTTATGTTCGTTTTAGGTTTAGGAAAATTAAATTATAAAAAATTAAATGATCAAAGAAAATTTAGAACTATTTTAACACGCACTACTGATGAAGAATTAATTAACCCTACACCACCTAGTATTACTTTTGATAAATTATTTTCTCAACCATCTGTATGGATTGGTGATTTTGGACAGGCTACAAATAATAAAGATTATT